TTACATATCATAGTATGAAAGCATCAAATTTAATGATTGATTTGGAAAAATTTATATATAATGATTCAGTATCAGATATTCTTAAAGATAGAACAAAATTATTATATTTAAAGAATAGACATAATCAAATCGTTAAAGGAATCTGGTGTATAATATTATTGATAGCACTTATTTTAAATAGTTTATGCTAAGAAGGTGGTAAATAATGCTTCCTGATAAATTTGAAAGGTGTTATGAAGAAGGAAAAATAATAGGCTTTGTTCAACCTACAGGTAAAGTCAATATATTTGGAGAAAAAACTTATAAAAAATGCCCTGGTGAAAATCCTTCGCCTGGTATAATTGATAGTATGTGTCTGAAATGTAGATTTTTAGACCGAAAAAAGAACAGGAGGAAATGGTGATGGGATATTTTTTAGATCCTTCATTAAACGAAGAGCCTTGTATGAATTGTACCCATTTTGAGGTTGGAATGCATGAAGAAGGCATGTTTGGAAATACAGATTTGTTGTTTGTTGAACATGAAATTTATTGTCAAAACCAAGATTTATGTAAAAAATTAAAAGAACATATTAGAAAGGAACTTGAAAATGAAAATAAAAAATCCATTCAAAAAGAAAGCCCCGACGAATGATTATATTTTAACATTCGTTAAGCGCGAGAAAAAGAAAAATATGCTTTGTAAAGAGGAGAGAGAAAAAGTACTTCTTTATGGATTAACAGAGGAGGAGTACGTTACCATATTAAAGCTGCTGCGTCTTTTAGAATTGAAATCGGGTAATAATTGTATTCTTGTTCCTAATTCGTTAAGCATAAGAGTTATTGGAGATACACTCGAAATTGACAAAAAATCCAAAAAGATTCTTGGAGACAAAATCAAATACATGTTTCCGATAAATTCGAAAAAATAACATGGGTTATAATAGAAAGGAGGTTATTTCTTATGAAAAACATAGTTACAGGTTTAATACTAACCGCTGGATTAATTTCCGGATCGATACTCGTTGGAGGCGGTTTTACCGTAGGCAAAAAGATAGTTGATGCCTGGGATGAAAACCGAATAGAGTGTAAGAAATGGAAAGAATTAGCGAAGTTAGCTAAAGAAACCAAAGAGAAGATTAAGGAAACTTTAACCGAAGAAGAATTAGAAGAGATTGAGTCCTAACAAGGGCTCTTTCTTTTTATTTTTAAAAGAAAGGATGTTATATTATGAACATTAAACCATTAGTCAATACTATTGGCAAATCCTTGTCAAAAAACTCGCCTACCATATTAACTGGTTTGGGCGTAGCAGGCGTTATTGCAACAACTGTTTTAGCAGTTAAAGTGACTCCAAAAGCAAAGGATATTTTGGAAGATCACAAAAAACAACTTCTTAATGAGGAAGTTAATAGACTTTGTGACGAGCATGAGAAAAATGGAACAAGCAATGTTTCTATAGATGACCTCATCGACGAAGTAGAAACTAATGTTGGTAAAATTCCTAAAATGGATGTCATTAAATTAACTTGGAAGTGTTATTTGCCTGTAGCTATATCTGCGGCTGCAACTATTGCCTGTATCATAGGTTCTCATTCTATATCTTCTAGTCGTAACGCAGCCCTTGTTGGATTATATTCTTTAAGCGAGAAAGCTTTAAAAGAGTATAAGGATGAATTGCTTAAATTGGAAGATGGCAAAGAGAAATTGCAGGAAGTGCAGGAAAAAATAGCACAAAAACAAGTGGATGGTAAGTCCAAAGCTCGTCACGGAAAGAAAAAGAATTCCGAAGATTCTAAGGACGAAGTTCCTAAGACAGTCGAAGAAAAAGATATTCTTGTGACTGGAGCCGGAGATGATTTATGTATGGACTCCATCACTGGTAGGTTATTTACCGCCAGTAGAGAATATATTCGTGAATGTATTAATGATTTAAAAGAGGAAAGTCTGAGAAATGGTGGAACTCCTATATCTGTTAATGATGTGTTCTATAAATATGGATTACGCAGCATGAGAATGTGGGATTTCTTAGGATGGAATGAAGATAATCCTCTGGAAGTAGCATTCGCAAGTACATTAACTGATAAAGGTAGGCCTTGTTTGGTTATTAATTATGTAAACTTCCCGGAATATGATTTCGAGAGAGTAAATTAATTTAAAAAAGAAAGGAAATTATATTATGTATAATTATCAAGAAAACTATGTTGTAAGTTGTTTTAATAATAATCAGGGAGAGAGGTGTGTTTCTGTTAATCAGAGCGGCGATACAACAGAACACCTCGAACTTTGCCATAATGTTCTTACAGGAGAACTTGCTACAGCAGTCGAAAAACTATTATCCGGTAGAATTTTGCCTAATTTCAAAGGAAAATTAGGTGAAGAGTACCGCGATATTATTGTGAAAGCGAAAGAAAATGATATTTATAAAGCATTCTCACCTTTTTATTTTAATATGGAGATGGTTATTGACGATTCTGTAGATTTAGTTTTTAAATTTAAAAAACGTCCTAGTCATAGGAGCACATATGTATATTACGACAATAAGAAAACGTGTGTAACTGAAAATCAAGAAGAAAAAGAGAAATATGATAAACTTCCTGACGAGTTCCAGTTCTCATACCCTCTTTGGTCTGCTTTAGTTAATAACGAAGATATTGTCGCGAACGATGTAGCTAATTTATATTTAATGAGGCTTTATGATTATATTCAGGTGCCTTTGAACTGTCATAAAGTGCCGTGTAATGAATTTAAAGATTTTTAAGGAGGATAAAAAATGAAAAAGAAAATATTAATAGGAGTGGCTATTCTTGGCTGTATTGCGACTATATTAGTATCCGGAGCGAGTTGTAGTTCTTGCGAAAGAATGGGCAAAGATATAGGTAGTGATTTCAGCGGAGGACTTAATCGTGTTATAAATGTATATAATGCTGATGGAAAAATCATAAAAACATACAAGGGTAAGGTTGATATGGAATCAAATGACTCTGGAGTTGCCAAATTCGAGTTAAATGGTAAGCGTTATGTGTATTATAACTGTTTTGTAGAGGTGATTGAGCAATAAAAACAAAATAACCTCGTAAAAATAACATGGGGTATAATGAAACCTAAATATGAAAGGAGATTTAATTATGGGTTTTGCTGGAAAATTAGGAATTAAAGTATTAAAGAGCGTAGGATCGGTTGTTGTTGCAACCGCGGCAGGATGTGCTTTTGACAAAGCTTTTGGAGCTATAGTCAATAAGTTTGCACCCAAGCCTGAGGAGCAGACAGAGATGATTGACGTTGAAGCTACTGAAGTTCCTGTAACAGAAGCGGAAACCACAGAAATCGCTGAGACAGATGTGGAAAAGGTTGAAACTGAGGAGTCCTAACAAGGACTCTTCTTTTTTGCCTAGAAGGAGATGATTAAATGGCAGAAGATCCTAATTTAAACAAAAATGTAATAATTGACCCTTACACATTGCCGTCCAATAACAAAAAAACTAAAAAAATAGAAAAAGTTGTTGATGATGGCGGGGTTAAAGTAAAGAGGTCTCTTGGTAAAAAATTCTCGGAAACATTTTTAGCCGGAGATCTTAATTCTGTAAAAGAATATTTAATTATGGATATTCTTATTCCTACAATCCGAGACACAATGCTTGATATTTTACACGGCAGTTTAGATGTATTGTTTGGTAGTTCGCCTCGTAGAAGGTCCCGAGATAGCGGACGAAAGACTTATGTTAGCTATGATGGAATATCAAGGTCTTCGAGTAGACGAGAACGGGAACATAACCGCGAAGAACGTAGAAGTAGAAAGTCAGGATTCGATGCAGAGGATTATATTTTCGATAAAAAGACTGATGCAGAGCGTGTATTTAATAATATGGTTGATATTTTGGAAGAATACAACGCTGTAACAGTTACTGATTTTCTTGATTCTATAGGAAAAAGCACAGATTATACGTTGCAGAATTATGGATGGACTAATTTGGCTGAAGGAAAAGTTAAAAGAGTTCGCGATGGTTATATTTTAGACCTTCCTGATCCACATGTGTTAGAGAGGTGATGGCATGGGATATAAGTTTTGTAAAGAAGATAAGCATATTCATCAGCAATGTGATATTTGTGGACGACTGGATAAGGACGACCCTAAATATGCTGAGTATTGGCCAAATGATATATTTGGACTTTTGCATTTAACTGATGGGGTTGATACTCTACGCAACATATCATTATGCTCAAGATGTATGGATTATTTTAATCGTATCATAATGAATGCATATAATTTGGCATATCATCATTATCATCAAACAGGTGAAGAAATACCTATATCAAATGAAATAAAAACAATTTTGGAGGAGAATAAAAATGTTAAAAGCAGCAATGATTAAAGAAACAGCTAGATGCGCGGGGCTCGCATTGAAAAAACATAGTCCTGAGATACTGACGGGATTGGGTCTTGCCAGTCTCGTCTCAGCTACGGTCTTAGCATGCCGTAGCACATTAAAGTCGGGTGATATTTTGGATGAAACTAAAGCAGATCTCGATAATGTAAAGAAAGCAAAAATAGTAGTAGCAGAAGCTCTCGATTCTGGTGAAGAACTCGACGAGGAAAAGAAAGAGGATTACGAAGCATATTTAAAAGTGGGAGCAACAAAGGAAGTTGCCGGTATATATGGTAAAACCGCTCTTAAATTCGCAAAATTATATGCTCCGACAATCATTCTCACAGCAGTCGGTATAACTTCTATTCTCTGTGGTCATAATATTATGCGTAAGAGAAATCTCGCAATCACAGCAGCATATGCGGCGCTCGATCGTTCGTTTAATGAATATCGCAAGAGAGTCGCTGATAAGTATGGAGAGGACGAAGAGCGTAATATTAAGCATAACATTAAGACAGAGAGTATTAAAACTGAGATAACTGACGAGAAAGGTAAGAAAAAGACTGTCGAGAAAAAAGTGTCTACTGTAAATAGTCCAAGTATATATGCAAGATTCTTTGATGAGTCATGCTATGGATGGTCTAAATCTCCTGAGAGTAATTTGTTATTCTTAAGAGGAGTAGAGCAGGAATGGAATGATAAATTAGCAAGTAGACGAGATGGTATTGTATTCTTAAATGAGATATATAAGGATTTGGGAATTCCTATGTCTCAGGCAGGAGCTCTTGTTGGATGGGTATATGACCCGAATGAAGTGCATCAGATCGATTTCGGAATTTATACTGATGAAAATAATGAGCGCGTTAGAGATTTCGTAAATGGCTATGAACGCAGTATATTACTCGATTTTAATGTGGATGTCGTGTATGATAAATTGCAGGAAGACCGTCCTTTCGATTCTCCTGGAACAGGCAATTTTTGAAGAGATATAATTGATTATCCGGAATATTATTGTTATTTAGGAGAATAAATTATGGAATGGTTAATTACTGAACAGTGTGCTTGGTTTATATTTGGCGGACTTATAGGATACACGTTCATGTTTGTTATAGCATTGCTCGCGATTAGGAGACTGAAGAGAAATCATGAGCATGAGAAGTACGAACTTCGAAGCTTATTAAACGAAGAGCGGTGTCATAATAAACTGTTACAAAGCGAATTAATGTTGGCTAATTCTGAAGCCAAGTTAGCGGATCAAAAAGCTAGATATTGGGCGGATAAACTCGATCAAATACAAGAACGATATTGTTATGGTAAAGGTGATAATGAACTGATAATATCATGTGACGAATTTAACTGTGATGAGGAGTAAAAATGGGAAAAATAAAAAACTATATGAATGATAAGCAAAGAGAGAGGTGTGGTATATTTCAAAAGAAACGTTTTAAGGAGGAAAATCTCGCAAAAAATTGTGGGGATAAATTTAATCCAGAGTTTCTTCATTATACTTGTAAAGGGTCAGGATATTTAAGTTCTGATAAAAAGAAAATGCGCGGTGTAGTTAAGACGGACTACCATCCCGAATTTAATTATATTCGAGCGCACTGTATTAAATGTCCTTATTACAAGTATAGTTTAAATGGTACTGCATCGGAGAAAGGAGACTAAAAATGAAAAGCGTTGTTAAAAACCTGATATTTGCAGGGAGCGGATTAATTATAGGAGGTATAGGCGGTTTCTTAGGATGCCGTCTATATTCTAAAAAAATCTTAGTGCAGGAATATGACAAAGGTTTCTTAGATGGCCAGAATGATATTCTTGAGCAGCAGTATAATTCAGCATTGGGCGATGAAGAAGACGAAAGAAATATTAAACCCATGGGCTTCGATGATGAGGGCAAACATGAAGTAGTAGAGTTCATTGCCCCCGACAAATTAATAAATGAAATCAAAGAAGGGGTTAATGCTAAACCTTTTGATATTCATGTGGCTGAAGGTTTCAAAGCCGGTATAACCGAAACTGCTGATAAAATTACAAATATTTTCGATGAGGCGAAAAAAAATATGAAAAATTACAAAAACTTAACCGTAGATGAGAAGGCTGAGTTGGAACATCCTGAAGATGAACCTGGTGTTAAGGATATAGAAATAATAACCGAAGAGGATTTCCATGAGACAGCCTTACATCACGGAAAAGAATATTTAATTTATTATGATGAGGATGACGTCCTTACAGATGATGATGGATATCCTATACCCGATATTGAAGACAGTGTAGGAGATTCGTGTAGTCGATTCGGAGAAAAGTGTGATTCACCAAATATGGTTTATGTTCGTAATCATAAAGAAGGAGTTGATTATGAAATAACTAGAGTACGTGAGTCGTATTCTTCGAAGATGTTTAATGTGGGCGATGATTATGATGATTTAGGTCATTCTCATCGAAGGAGAAGAGATGGTTTTAATTAATGAAACTGAGTGAGGTTAAAAATGATTATTTTGAATGGTTATGCGATAATATTGGCGTAAGCATTTACGATAATGAAAAAGATACGGAAAACACTTATATCTTTTTGGTTTCTAAACTTCATTCTATAGACTTTTACTGTCTTGTTAAGAACGATGATAATCGAGCGGAGGATGGGCATAAATTGCGGGAAGAATATTGCGATGAACTTGCTAATTATAATTTTATTCGTAGCAATTTATTTCTGTCCTATCTGCAAGGTTCGTGTTCGGTTTTTGAGATGATGGTAGCTTTGTCTATACGAATAGCTGAAGACGTTATATTTGATGATGAGTATGATGCTTCGTATTGGTTTTGGAAAATGATTGAGAACCTTGGATTGGAAGAATATACGGACGAAGATTATTATGAACTTAATGGCGATTACTTTGTGGAAAGAGCTGTTGAGAACTTCTTAGGACGTACGTATTCCGAAGATGGTAAGGGCGGATTATTTCCTTTACATAATCCTGATAGAGACCAGAGAGATGTAGAGATTTGGTATCAAATGTCAGCATATTTGCTCGAGAATTATGAGGTGGATTAGGGATGTATATTAATTTTGATAGTGTTCCTTGTAATTTATTTTCTCTAGAATTTGAGAAGTGGCTTGCTGATCATAGGATTAATTATTATATCATTGACGAATCTGATTATCCTACAGCTATTATATTTGAGTATATAGACCGTGGTTTCTTTTTCCAAGAGCGAACATATGTTTCTGTTGAAGAAATAAGAATGCTTTCATCCGAAGAATTGCTAAAAACTAAGCTGCGTGACAAGCTTTTGCATATTGAGTCTTTAGGAGAAAGATATAAGAGATTAAAAGTCGATGATATTTGTGATGGTGTTAACGATTTTGTTTGTCGTTATTGCGGAAAACACGTTGATATTTATGGCGCTTATCCTTATATTTGTGAAGATTTAATGTACAGTACTGATAAGTATGCTGATAATTCTCCAACAAAAACTGTAGGCTATATTTTATGTAAAAACTGTTACGAGAAAGCAATGTTTGGTGGATTAATGAAGAAAGGAGGAGGTTGAATGACGAAGCTTCATTGTGATATTTGTGGTGGAGTTATGACGCAACAAGATGAATTAATCCGAGTAGATTATAACCATTATTCTGGATTTAATCGTGATAATGGTAGAGTTGAAAGGAGAATACTTCAATATAAAAAGTTAGAAATTTGTTCTGTTTGTAACAATAAAATTAAAGATTTTGTAGAAAAATTGTCCAAAAATGGTGAAAATTGCGCTGAAAAAGTGTGACGTTTTTTGTGACAAAAAAGTGCAAAAGTGCAAAACTGAATGAAAAAATGCAATTTTTGAGAAGCAAAAAATTCAAGTTGTGACAAAAAAGTGTCACATTGTGACGTTTTTGAAACAAAAGTGTAACACCCTCAAACGCACTGTTCATGCGGGTTTCGGGGTTTTTTGTGACAAAAATGCAAAAATTTCTCTAAAACTTTATATAGAGAAAAACATAAATATAAAAGTTTTGGTTTTGTTACATTTTTTTGCACAAATGTCACACAGGTAGATTTTTGGTGATTTTTGGTGAATCTGGATAAATCGGACAGTTGACGTGTATTTTTAAAGAAAAAAAGCGAAGAAATTTAAAGAAAGGAGACGGCGAAAATGGCTGCTGTTGTAAAATGCGATATTTGTGGAGGTATTTATGAAGAGCAAGATGTTAATTTTAAAAGTATAATTCGTTGTAATATAAACAATCATATTGACCTTGATATTTGCGAAAAATGCATGAACAAAATTAAAGTATTTTGCTCGGATATTAATACAAATTACAAAAATTTTCTAGATAATATTCTAGTAAATGACGGTGAAAAAGCATAAAAATGATTAAAAATAGAAAGGAGATTAAAAATGACAAGATTTGAGCAAATAAAAGAAATGCCCCCGGAACAGTTTGCAACATATGTTGATAAACTAGTAGGATTAGGTGGTCCATATACTTGCGATATTTGTAAGTATAGTGATACAAATGATAAAACTCACTGTAAAGCTCCCGTAAGCTCAGAGACTTGTAAACAAGGTTTTATTGAATTTCTAAAAGAGGAAATTTAAAATAAAAATTTAAAGAAAGGAGATTATATTATGATTAGAATATTTTGTGATAAGTGTGGGGAAGAAGTAGGTTCAAGTAATAATAATCATATACTCGTTCGCACTGATCATGATTCTGATTTAAAATGGTGGGGAAAGTTGGATTTATGCAATAAGTGTAAAAAGATATTTGAGGCTGATATGGAGGGTTTCTTAAATGGATATAATTATAAGCCATTTGAATTGGACGGTGATTAAGAATGAAAGATGATACAATTATATGCAATACTTGCAAAAAAGAGTTTTGTGAAATAGTAGGTATAGATGATTCAGCTACTGTTGATTTAGATGTTCTAGGTTTTATTGGAGATTCGGTAGAAGTTGAAACTTTTAGAGCAGTACATTTATGTATGAATTGTTATTTAAAATTAATAGAGTTTCTTAATCTGCAAGATAATTCAAATATTATTAAAAATTATAAGAAATAAAAAAATAAAAGAAAGGATAAATTAAATGGACTTCTATCAAATTAAAGAACGAAGTGCTAAGAATGGCGTTCTTGAAATTTATCCTGATTTTAGGGTTTGCAGATCAAAAGATTTAATGATTCGAGGAAAGTCGTTCTATGCAATTTGGGATGAAGAGAATCAATTATGGTCTACTGATGAATATGATGTTCAGAGAATTATAGATAAGGATCTTTTAGCATATAAAGAAAAAATTGCTGGCAAAACAGATAGTTCAATATATGTTAAATTAATGAGTGACTTTTCTTCTAACAGTTGGGTACAATTTAAAAAGTATATTCAACATATCTCTGATAACTCTCATCAGTTAGATGAGTCTTTAACCTTTGCAAACTCTGAAATAAGCAAAAAAGATTATATTAGTAAAAAACTACCATATCCTTTAGAAAGAGGTGATTATAGTGCTTTCGACGAAATTATTGGAACTTTATACGAACCAGACGAGAGAGCGAAGCTTGAATGGGCGATTGGGTCGATCGTTGCGGGAGATGCGAAAAATATTCAGAAGTTTATCGTTCTTTACGGCGAAGCTGGAGCTGGTAAGTCAACTATTCTCAACATTATCCAAAAGCTCTTCCAAGGATACTACACGACATTCGAGGCTAAAGCGTTAACTTCAAGTTCGAACGCATTTAGTACTGAGGTGTTTAAAACTAATCCTTTAGTAGCTATACAGCATGATGGCGATTTGTCGAGAATAGAAGATAATACAAAATTAAATAGTATTGTTTCTCACGAAGAAATGACTATGAATGAGAAGTATAAACCTAGTTATATGGCTAAGGTTAATTGTTTCTTATTTATGGCAACTAATAAACCGGTAAAAATAACTGATGCTAAGTCTGGTATTATTAGACGTTTAATTGATGTGAAACCTTCAGGACAAAAAATCCCACCAAAAAGATATCAAGCATTATTATCTAAAATTGATTTTGAATTAGGTGCTATTGCAGAACATTGTTTAGAGGTTTATCGCGAAATGGGCAAGAATTATTATCAAACTTATAGACCTCTTGAAATGATATTGCAGACAGATGTATTCTTTAATTTTATAGAAGCAAATTATTTTACATTTAAAGAGCAGGATGGCGCTTCTCTAAAACAAGCTTACGATATGTATAAAGCGTATTGTGAAGATTCTTTAGTTGACTTTAAGTTGCCCAGATATAAATTTAGAGAAGAATTAAAGAATTATTTTAGAGTCTTTGAGCCTGTTGCTAGAATAGATGGAAAACAGATTAGAAGTTATTATAGTGGATTTATAACTTCGAAGTTTTTGTCTTCTAAGGAAATTGAAGAAGAAAAACCTAATTCATTAGTTTTAGATGAAACAGAATCTATATTTGATAAAGTTTGTGCCGATTGTCCGGCGCAGTATGCTACTAAAAAAGAAACGCCATTTTCTAAATGGGATAAAGTAACCACGACCCTATCAGATATTGATACGAGTAAAATACATTATGTTAAGGTTCCGAGCAATCATATTGTTATTGACTTTGATTTAAAAGATGAATCTGGAAATAAGTCTGCAGAATTAAATTTAAATGAAGCAAGTAAATGGCCTCCAACTTATGCTGAGTTTAGTAAAGGTGGCAATGGAGTTCATTTGCATTATATTTATGATGGAGATGTTTCTAAACTTAGCAATATTTATTCAGATAATATTGAGATTAAAGTCTTTAATGGTAATAGTTCTTTGAGAAGAAGATTAACCAAATGTAATAATATTCCAATATCTGTTATAAATAGTGGTTTGCCATTGAAGGGAGAAAAAATGATAGACTTTAAACAAGTTTATAATGAAAAAGCATTACGAACTTTGATCAAGAAAAATTTAAATAAAGAATGTGCTCCTGGAACTAAACCTAGTATTGATTTTATATATAAGGATTTAGAGGATGCTTATAATTCTGGTATATTTTATGATGTTACTGATATGCGACCGGCTATATTGAAATTTGCAAACGAGAGCACCAATCATTCTAGTTATTGTGTAAATTTAGTATCTCAGATGAAATTTAAATCTAAAGAGGTCAGAATAGCTGGAGAAGAGTATAATAAAGATGAAATTATATTCTTTGATGTCGAAGTATTTCCAAATCTATTTTTAGTCAATTGGAAATTTAAAGGTGATCATAAATGTATTAGAATGGTTAATCCTACAGCAGGAGATATTGAAGAATTATTGAGATTTAAATTAATAGGATTTAACTGTAGGCGATACGATAATCATATTTTATATGCGAGATATATCGGTTATAATAATGCGCAGTTATTTAATTTGTCTCAAAGAATTATTAACGGTAGTAAGAATGCTATGTTCTCTCAAGCATATAATTTATCGTATACAGATGTTTATGATTTTATGGCTAAGAAACAGTCGTTAAAAAAATGGGAGATCGAATTAGGAATTCATCACCAGGAATTGGGTTTGCCATGGGACCAAGAAGTTCCAAAAGAAATGTGGGAAAAAGTTGCAGAATATTGTGACAACGATGTTATTGCGACCGAAGAAGTTTTCAATCATGGCGAAGCTGATTTTATAGCGAGAGAAATATTAGCAGATTTGAGCGGCCTTACTGTTAATGACACAACTAATCAGCATACAGCTAGACTTATATTTGGAAAAGATGAGAATCCACAATCACAATTCATTTATACAGATTTATCTGAAATGTTTCCCGGATATATATTTGAGAATGGTAAAAGTTCTTATAGAGGTGAAAATCCTGGAGAAGGCGGATATGTTTATGCTGAACCTGGCATGTATGGAGATGTTGCACTATTAGATGTAGCATCTATGCATCCAACTAGTATAGAAAATTTAAATCTTTTCGGAGATAAGTATACGCAAAGGTTTAGTGATTTGAAACTTGCTAGAATATTAATTAAACATGGAGATTTAGAATCTGCTGGTAAATTATTTGATGGCAAGTTGGCTAAATGGTTAAAAGATAAACGAATATCGAAGTCTTTGTCGTATGCGTTAAAGATAGCAATTAATTCTGTATATGGTCTAACGTCTGCTAAATTTGATAATAAATTTAGAGATCCTAGAAATATAGATAATATTGTTGCTAAACGCGGAGCATTATTTATGATAGATTTAAAAAATGCTGTACAGGAAAAGGGATTTAAGGTTGCTCACATTAAAACAGATTCAATTAAGATTCCTGATGCCACAAAGGAAATAATTGATTTTGTTGTTGATTTTGGAAATAAGTATGGTTATACATTTGAACATGAAGCTACTTATGATAAAATGTGTTTGGTTAATGATGCAGTATATGTCGCTAAGTATGCAAATGTTGATAAATGTATTGAGTTGTACAAAAAAGATTATGTATTTAGTTCTCCGGATGTTTGTGCGGTTAACAAAGAATGTCCTGGAGAGTGGAGTGCAACTGGAGCACAGTTCGCTCACCCATATTTATTTAAGAAAATGTTTAGTAAGGCTCCTATAGAGTTTTCGGATTTATGTGAAACCAAAACTGTTAATGGTTCGTTATATTTAGATATGAATGAAGATCTTCCGGATGTATCTTTAATTGATAAAGAAATTAAAGATAGGGAAAGCAAGGCTAAAAATAAAAAGCTTAAATTTCCTGATGTTTCAACAGAAGAACTTTATGAAATGTCTAAAAAAGGTCATAATTATTGTTTTGTCGGCAAAGCAGGTTCTTTCTGTCCTATACTTCCTGGAAAGGGTGGCGGAATTTTATATAGGGAAAAGGATGGAAAATATTATTCTGCTACAGGCACAAAAGGATACAGATGGCTCGAATCCGAGACAGTTTTGAAAAATAAAAAAGAATCTGATATAGATTATTCATATTATGATTCTTTAATCACACAGGCAATAAAAGATATAGAGCTGTATGGTGATTATGAATGGTTCTCATCAGACGATGTATATATGGGAAACATTTATGAAATAGACGAACACATATGGCCATTTTAAAGAAAGGATTTTATTATGAAGAAAAAAGATAATAACAGATTAGCGATTGAGAATGCTGAAATAGTATTTAGAAATTTTAGTGGTAAAGAAGGAAAGTTTAATCCACAAGGAAGAAGAAATTTCTGCGTGTTATTAGATGAAGATATAGCTCGAGAATTAGCAGATGATGGATGGAATATTAAATATTTAAATCCTAGAAATGAAGATGAAGAGCCGCAGGCGTATATGTCTGTGGCAGTAACATTTAAAGATTTCCCTCCTAAAGTATGGCTTATTTCTTCTAAAGGAAAAACTATTTTAACCGAAGACGAAATTGGAGTACTCGATTGGGCAGAGATTGAAAATGTTGATTTAATTATTAATCCTTATAGATGGGAAGTAAATGGCAAGAAAGGTGTAAAAGCTTATGCTAAGACTATTTATGTAACTCTGGTAGAGGATGAATTTGAAAAGAAATATTATGATGTTCCTGATAACTTTGCTAAAGCTAATTTAGACAGTATTCCTTATCGCCCTAATAATGAAGAGTATGACGAATAATATAAAATTTAAACCTCATCAATTAGAGGCTTTGAAAAAGCTGAGATCTGGCTCCGTCCTTTGTGGCGGGGTCGGGTCCGGCAAATCTTTAGTAGCTCTTAAATATTTTTTAGATAATGAGTTTAGTAAATCCAACAAGGATTTATATATTATAACAACCGCTAGAAAAAGAGATAGTTTTGAATGGGTTGATGAATGTAAAAAACTTGGCGGATTATACAAAGACGATGGGCATGTATATTTTAAAAATAGAAAAGTTATAATTGATTCTTGGAATAATATATCTAAATATTCCGGGATTGAAAAAACTTTCTTTATTTTTGATGAGCAGCGTGTAGTCGGTTCAGGACAATGGTCTAGGAATTTTATAAAAATAGCAAGAAAAAATAATTGGATATTATTGAGTGCCACGCCAGGCGATACTTGGATGGATTATATTCCGGTTTTTGTTGCTAATAATTTTTATAGAAACAGAACAGAGTTTATAAGAAGACACGTTGTATACGACAGATGGATAAAGTATAAACCAAAAGCATATTTAGAAGAGTATTACTTAAAAAAGCTTAGAGATTATATTTTAGTTGAGATGCCATTTGAAAAGCATACAGTTCGTCACATAGATTATATTTATACAGATTATGATAAAACAACATTTAATAAAATTTTAAAAGATCGTTGGGATCCATTTGAAGAGAAGCCAATTCGTAACAGTGCAGAATTGTGTCGATTGTTGCGAAGGGTTGTAAATAATGAAAATAAGATTCAAACGGTTTTAGATTTATTAGAGAAGCATAAATGTTTAATCGTATTTTATAATTTTAATTATGAACTTGAAATGTTGAAAAAAATAGAAGGAGTTACTATCGCTGAATGGAATGGAAAGAAGCATGAAGAAATTCCAAATACAAAAAAATGGTTATATTTAGTTCAGTATTCTTCTGGGGCAGAAGGATGGAATTGTACTAAAACAAACGCAATGTATTTTTTCTCATTAAATTATTCTTATAAGATGATGGAGCAAGCATCAGGAAGAATCGATAGACTTACCACACCATTTAAAGATTTATTTTATTATTATGGTGTTACAAATTCTGTTATTGATAAGTCAATTCTTAAAGCTATTAAGAATAAAAAGAAATTTAATGAGAATGCTTTCTCTAAATCTCATTCCGCTTATTCGTAAATTTAACATGGGCTATAATAGAAGGGGAGAGAAAATATGACTCTCCTTATATTTTTTTAGCAAAGAAATAAGGTGAAACTATGTCTAAAAGAGAAAGCAAGTTTCAAACAGAATTAAGAAATGAAATTCAAGAAATGTATCCCGAAGCTATTATTACAAAATTAGATAGTCAAGATATTCAAGGAATACCAGATTTAATAATTTTGAAAGATGATAAATGGGCTACATTAGAATGCAAAAAAGAAAAAGATTCTCCACACAGACCGAACCAGGATTATTATGTTAATAAAATGGACGGTATGTCTTTTTCCAGTTTTATTTATCCTGAAAACAAAGAGGCGGTATTGAATGAACTTCAACAAACATTTAAATCTACTAGGGAGCCACTCGTTCCTTAGTGCCAGTTCGCATCATTGGATTAATTATGATGCTGACAAATTAAGAGATAGATATTTAAAACACTTAGCAGTTTTAAAAGGTACTGAGCTTCATGACTTAGCCGCTCGTTTGATTAAAAATAAAGTTAACTTACCTAGAAGCAAGAAGACTTTAAATATGTATGTCAACGATGCTATCGGTTATAGAATGGAACCCGAGCAGCCTTTATATTATTCCGATAATTGTTTTGGAACAACGGATGCTATTTGTTTTAGAAAAAATCTTCTTAGAATACATGATTTAAAAACTGGGACAACCCCAGCTTCTATAGATCAGTTAAGAATCTATAATGCATTATTTTGTTTAGAATACGATGTTAAACCAAATGATATTGAGACTGAATTAAGAATATATCAGTTTGATGAAATATTGGTTGACAATCCTCCTAAAGAAGATATAATGTATATTATGAGAAAAATTATAGACTTTGACAAAATACTAGAGAGTATGAAAGCTGAGGTAAAATAAAATGTCTGATGTTTTAAAACATTATGGAACCCCACGTCATTCAGGTAGATATCCATGGGGTTCTGGCGAAAATCCTTATCAAAGAAATAAGAATTTTCAATCCCGAGTAAAGGAATTGAAAAAAGAAGGATTAAGCGAAGCTAAAATTGCCGAACGAATGGGTATCAAAAATACTTCAGAGCTTAGAGCTAGAATTTCTATAGCAAAAGATGAAGTAGAAAACTATGAAAGAGAACAAGTAATTAAATTAAAAGATAAGCAATATTCGAACGTGGCTATTGCTAAAAAATTAGGAGTATCCGAAGGAACAATAAGAAATTATTTAAAACCAAAAGATACTGCTAAACTTAATTTAACTAAAGCTTCTATGAAAGCATTAGAGGATGCTGTCGCTGAAAAGAAATATGTTGATATTGGCGAAGGTGTCGAAAGGCACATGGGAATAACCAATACAAGATTAAAGACTGCTGTTGCTCAATTAAGACAGCAAGGATATAAAGTTCACTATTTAAAAGTTAGACAGCTTGGAACTGGAATGGAAACCAGTTTAAAAGTTTTAACTAAAGATGATGTTCCTTGGTCTGAAGTAAATAAAAATAAATCTAAAATTGAAATGCCTGTTACCTATTCTGAAAATGGTGGCGAAACATTTCATAAGATTGAACCTCCTAAAAGCGTTGATAAATCTAGAGTTATGGTTAGATATGCTGAAGATGGAGGAAAAGAAAAAGATGGCGTTATTGAATTAAGAAGAGGCGTTGACGATATTTCTTTAGGTAATGCCAGATATGCCCAAGTTAGAATAGCGGTCAATGATTCTCATTTTCTAAAAGGCATGGCATGTTATGGAGATTTTACAAATGTTCCAAAAGGAACCGATATTATTTTCAATACCAATAAGAAAAAAGGAACACCTATGCTTGGTGATAAAGATAATAGCGTTTTGAAGCCAATGAAAAATGATCCTGAAAATCCTTTTGGAGCAACAATAAAAGATTCAAGTGAATTAATTCTTGCTCAAAGGCATTATAAAGATGCTAATGGAAAAGAACAATTATCTTCAATAAATATTGTTAATGAAGAAGGTGATTGGGGCAAATGGTCAAAGAACTTAGCATCTCAATTCTTATCCAAACAATCGCCAGCTTTAGCCAAGCGTCAATTAGATTTGGTTTATAAATCTAAAGCAGAAGAATTTGAAGAGATTTCTAAATTAACAAATCCTGTTGTTAAAAAGAAAATGTTAGAATCATTTGCGGATGATTGTGATGCATCAGCAGTACATTTAAAAGCTGCAGCAATGCCAAGACAATCAACACACGTTATTCTTCCTTTTCCTGATATGGATGAGAAATCTATTTATGCTCCTCGATTCAGAACAGGTGAAGAAGTCATCCTTGTTCGTTATCCTCATGGTGGAACATTTGAAATACCAAAACTTACAGTTAATAATAATATTGCTTCAGCAAAGAAAGTTATTGCCAATTCAGAAGATGCTGTTGGTATAAACGCTAAAGTAGCGGAGCAATTATCTGGCGCTGACTTTGATGGTGATACAGTTGTTGTTATTCCAACAGTAAATCAGAAGTTAAAGGTTAGAAGACCTTTAGAAGGTTTGAAAGATTTTGATCCTAAAGAAGCATACCCCGCATATGAAGGTATGCCAAAGATGAAGAATAAAACAAAGCAAACTGAAATGGGAAAGATTTCTAATCTTATAACTGATATGACTTTAAAGGGTGCAACTGAAGATGAAATAGAAAGAGCGGTTAAGCATTCGATGGTTGTTATTGATGCGGAAAAACATAATCTTAATTACAAGCAATCATTTAAAGACCAAGGTATTGCGCAATTAAAACAGAAATACCAAGGCAGAACAAATGCTGGAGCATCTACTTTAATATCTAAGGCTTCTTCAGAAGAAAGAATTCAAGGTGTTAGAAAGAACAACCGAGGTAAGATAGATAAAGAGACAGGTCAGAAGATATATGAGTATAAAGATAAGAGTTTTATTGGAAAAGAAGGAAAAGAAGTAAAGCTTACCACTAAAACTAACCGTATGTCCGAGACTGATGACGCCTTCACCCTAACATCAGGCGGTAGTAAAGAGAATCCTGGAACTTTAATGGAATCTATATATGCTACCCATGCAAATAAATTGAAGGCCATGGCTAATGAGGCACGTAAAGAGTATATGAATACTCCTAATATTAAGATGTCTTCAGAAGCCAAAAAGAAGTATGCAAAAGAAGTCGCTTCTTTAATGGCTCAATTAAACATTGCCGAAAAGAATCAGCCTTTAGAAAGAAAAGCACAACTTATTGGTAATGAAAGAGTTCGTTTAATTAAAGAAAACAATCCTGATATGGATAAAGATGACGAAAAGAAGTTAAGAGGACGAGAGCTAACACGAGCTAGAAAACTTGTAGGCGCAGGAAAACAAAGAATAAACATTAGCGACAAAGAATGGGAAGCTATTCAAGCTGGCGCCATCTCTACTAATGCATTAACCAAAATAATAAATAATACTGATTTAGATAAAGTTAAACAATTAGCAACACCAAGAACAACTTTAGTTATGAGTCCAGCCAAAATTGCTTTAGCTAAAGCAAGAGTTGCAGCTGGTAATAGTTTAAGTGATGTTGCTGATTCTTTAGGAATTTCAGTTAGCACTTTGTCTAAAGCAATCAAATGAGTTTGAATGAAAGGAAAGAAAGTTAATGAAAGAAGTAATGTTAACCACCGTTGACAATCCTTTTAATCCATTCACTCAGTTTGATGATTGGATGAATTATGATAGAGAAAAAGGTTATTATACTTGCGAATACTTAGCTCGAATTGCTAAAACTTCTGATGACTTAAGCGAAGAAGAGAACGCAGAACAAATTGATGAAGCGATTGACGAAATCATACGTCTCAATGTTCTTGGAATTTATAAGAAAGTATACAAAGAAGATTAATTAGCTGTGTCTGAGATTCTTTTTATACTCTTTCAGTGTTACTTGATTACTTAGAAACTATCTAGGAGACCTCTGAGTATTTCAAGTGACACTGGGGGAGGGTCTCGAAAAATATACCCCCCTTAGTCATCGCCGACCTCCTTAAAAATTCCCCGGAGGGATATTTTCAGATATTTTCCGAGGGCATATAGCGCGTCTTTTTATGGTTTTTTAGTTTTTCTTTGCTTTTTCATTTTTCCCGTCTCGTCTTGGGTATATTTCAGGTATAGTGGTAGATATCTGTTTTCAACTCCTTTCTATACGCTAATATATGCCCTTTGAAAATATCTGAATTCTTTTGAAAAGTTTATAAAAAGTAGGAGTAAAGTAAATGGCTTTTGTGTATTACAATGCTAATCCTATGGAAAAGTCAGTTGGAGATTGCACAGTTAGAGCAATTTCAACGGTTTTAAATAAGTCTTGGGATGAAGTATTTATTGGTTTAGTTGTTTTTGGCTATTTGAATAAGGACATGCCATCTTCAAATAAAGTTTGGCATGAATATTTGGAAGCTAATGGCTATACTAAGTACAGCATTCCAGATGATTATCCAAATTGCTATACGGTTTTAGACTTTTCAAAAGATTATCCAGTTGGTTCTTATATTTTAGGAACTGGCGAACATGTAATTGCTGTTATAGATGGTAATTACTATGATACGTGGGATTCTGGTGATAAGATTCCCGCATTTTATTGGAAGAAACGAAAGGAGATTTAATTATGCCTAATTATTATGGAGGACCCAACCCGGTTTCGGGTATGTATCCGCCTCAAGGAGCTACATATCCTGCGACATCTGTAACTCCGAATTCTATTAATCAATACAATCCTCAAAATAACGTAAACAATTTAACAAATGTTTTAGTCGTACCAGTTAATGGCCGAGAAGGTGTGGACAGCTATCCGGTTGCTATGGGCATGACCGTTCTTCTTATGGATTATGCCAATAAAAAGTTTTGGCTTAAATCAAACGATGGTTTATCACCTAAAATAGTAGAACATATATTTTCTATAGAGGGAGAACCGAACAATAAAGAAGATAAGACTCCTGAGTTTGTAACAAAGAAGGAATTTCTTTCTTTAAAGAAAACTGTGGAGTCTATGAATAAAAGAAAGAAGGATTCTAATTGAATAATGCAAATAATATGAATAACCCTTTCCAAAATCCAATTTTTAATATGTTTGGAAATTATCAAAACTTCCAAAATCAGTTTAATCAGTTTGCTAACACTTTTGGCCAAGGAAATGCAATTAATCCTCAGTCTATGGTTCAGAACATGTTAAATTCTGGACAGATGTCACAGGAGCAATTCAATCAATTCCGAATGATGGCTAATCAGATAACTGGTAAAAATTATTAAGATGTAAACTTTCTTGATCAAGAGTTTATAATAAAATCTTTTATAAGGAGGTCATATTTATATGGCATTCAACGATCAAAATGGCATGAGTCCCGCTGACATCGCTGCTGTAACAGGCAACAATGGAAACTCTGGTTGGGGTTTTGGCGGAGACGGTGCATGGTGGCTTCTCGTACTTTTCTTGTTTGCAGCTAATAATGGCTGGGGTAACGGATTTGGAGGTAATGGAAATGGTGCTCTTCCGTATATGATGAGCAACACGACTAATAATGATGTACAGAGAGGTTTTGATCAGCAGTCCGTTATGACAGGTCTTGGTGATCTCACCGCAGCGGTATCCAATGGATTCGCTAATGCTGAAGTAAGTAGATGTAATGCACAGACAAATCTTCTTCAGACATTAAACGCAAATAACAATTCAGTAACATCTAATATGAATGCACTCGCTTCGAGCCTTCAGAATTGTTGCTGTGAAAACCGAGCTGGTTTAGCTGACCTTAAGTATACTATCGCTACAGAAAACTGTGCCGATAGATCAGCTATATCAGATGGCATAAGAGATATTATCACCAATAACACGGCTAATACTCAGGCTATTCTTGATAAGCTTTGTCAGCAGGAAATCGATGCTCTTAAGACAGAGAATTCGAATCTCCAGACCCAGATTAATTTAGCTAATTTAAGAGCTTCTCAGACTGCGCAGACATCCGCAATTCTTTCCGATAATGCTGCACAGACACAGGCGCTCGAACAGTATTTAAATCCTTCTCCGATTCCTGCATATATGGTACAGAATCCTAACTGTTGTGCACCCAATTATGGCTGCGGTTGCAATGGTTAAGGAGGTGTTCTAAATGGCTGAATTTTCAGCGAACGCCTTACAGACAGTAAATCCGGGAGAATCTATTGTATTCAATACTAATCCGGTTCCTTGCAGAAGAGGTTTTATTCGTCATAGAGATGATACAGGCAATTTTCTCTTAAGTGGCTGGGTTCCGACTAATTTTACTAGAAGATGTTGTTGCTCTAATAATAACAACTCTGCGATTTATCTAGCCGAATTTGGAGCCAACATAGCTGTTCCTACTGGAGAAACAGTTGGTCCAATTTCAGTAGCCTTTGCGTTAGATGGAACAACCATTCCTTCTAGTACAATGATCTCAACGCCAGCCGCAGTTGAAGAATTTAACAATATTAGTACACGAATAAGCATTCCTATTTGGAAAGGTTGCTGCGAAACATTTTCTATAACAAATACCAGCACAATTCCGATTCTTGTGCAGAATGCTAATGTTGTTTTCAGTCGACCCGATTTAGCGGTTAGTCGATAAGAAAGGAGGAAATCAAAATGGAAGTTGATTTTAAAAGACTTGACGAACAGGTTGAGCGTGAGTTAAACGAGTTAACGAAACAGACTTCTCTTAGTGCCGATGATCTTGAAAAGATGCTTAAAGCGACTTGTTATTTATCGCAGTCTAAAGAATTAAGAGGAATGGGTGATTCGTCTTACGGTATGTCTCACACTAATTCTGTTCATTATCCGATGCCTCCTTATGATGGTATTAGTTATGAAAGAGGTCGTTCTCCCGTTACAGGCAGATATGTTAGTCGTGGTGGAGATCATTATGATTATGGATATAGTTCACATAGCATTGCAGATAGAATGGTAGCAGCTCTCGAGGCTATGTATGATGATGCAAAAACAGCTCATGAAAAAGAAGTTGTTAATTTTTGGATAAGTAAAATTCGTCATGGAGAGTAATATCCTTTCATAAATTTATAGATATGATTTTGGAGGCGAGGTTCGCAATTGTTCTTCGCCTCCTTAGTCAATTTATAAAAGGGTGAATATTAAAATGTCTATGAAGAAAAGAAATCCTCCAGCTAAAGGTTTAGAAGCTAGAGAAAATCAAATGATAGCCTTAGCTGTTGATTTAGCAGAAAAACAACTTGTTGAGGGAACTGCATCATCACAAATAATAACACATTATTTAAAATTAGCTACCACAAGAGAACAATTAGAAAAAGAAAAACTTGAAAAAGAAAACCAGCTTTTAAAAGCAAAGACCGATTCTTTGGAATCTGAGAAGAGAGTAGAAGAATTGTATAAGAATGCTTTGAAAGCTATGAAATCTTACCAAGGACAGGAAGACGAGCCTGAGTATGAGGAAGATTACTATGAATAAAAGCTATTCAGAATTATCTAAATTAAAAACTTTAAAAGAAAGATTCGATTATCTTAAGTATGATGGAAAAGTTGGAGAAGAAACTTTCGGTTATTCGAGATATATGAATCAGATTTTTTATAAGTCTAAGAAGTGGAAAGACGATGTCAGAAAGAAAATCATAGTACGTGATAATGGCTGCGAATGTGGATTAGAAGGTTATCCTATTGGTGGAAGAATAATAGTCCATCATATAAATCCTATAACAATAGAAGATATTGAATATGATCGGCCTTGTTTGTATGACCCAGAGAATTTAGTTTGTGTTGGTCATCAAATGCATAATGCTATAGAATTTTCTGATGATAGTATTATAAAAAGTTATGAAGTTGTGGAAAGAAAACCGGGCGATACGTGTCTTTGGGAAAGGAGAACTATATGAATGAGAGTATTCTTCTTTCTATTAAAAAGATGTTAGGATTTGATGAGAATTACGATGCTTTTGACACAGATATTTTAATATTTATCAATGCTGCTATAAGTATGCTTATACAAATAGGAGCAGGACCCGACGATGGGGTTACTGTTAAAGGAAAAGACGAAGAATGGTCAATCCTAATTGATAATAGAGAAGATTTAGAAGATGTAAAAACTTACATTTACATAACAGTAAAGATTGCTTTTGATCCTCCTTCTAATTCTTCAGTATTAAAAAGTTTACAAGATCTTCGAGATGAATGCGCTTGGAGAATTTTAGTTCAGACGGAGGAGGTTCAAAATGGATAATGAGATTTATATTTCTCACCACGGCGTTAAAGGTCAAAGATGGGGCGTTAGAAGATACCAAAATCCAGATGGAACTTTGACTGATGCTGGAAAAAGAAAACAAATAAAAAAACAAAGAAAAGAAGAATCTAAGAACAGAAGTTTATTATCTGATTATGAATTAAATAAAAAAACACAAAGATTACGCAAAGAAAATGAATTAAAAAGGCTTACCGAAGAAAATATTTCTCCTGTAAAATCTTCAACTAAAAGATTTTTATCCAATCATGGAAAACAGATTTTAGGAAGTGTTTTAGTTGGTGCTGGTTTATATGGAGCCAAATTATTAATTTCAAAAACTTTAGGAAAAGAAGCAGCTAGTAGTATTGTTAAAAAGAAATAGGTGAATTAAATGTTATCTAATACTGCCACTCCTATTTATTATGGCGAATTTAGAGAATCTGTATTAAATGGCGAAATTCCAGTTAATAGAGAAATCTCTATGGAAATGAATAGGATAGATAATTTAATAGAAGATCCACGATTTTACTATGATGATAATGCGATTAATGGCTATATACGCTTTTGCGAAAACGAATTAACATTAACTGATGGAAGCGATTTCCATATGCTCCCAACATTTAAATTATGGGCAGAGCAAGTATTTGGTTGGTGGTACTTTGTCGAAAGAAGCGTGTATGTTCCTGGTAAAAAAGGAAAACCGGGTCATTATGCAAGACGAAAGATAAAAAAGAGATTAACTAAAAAGCAATATTTAATTGTTGCAAGAGGTGCGGCCAAATCCATGTATGGAGAAGGTTTCCAAGCATATTATTTAAATGTTGACACCTCTACGACGCATCAAATAACAACAGCTCCTACTATGAGACAAGCTGAAGAAATTATGTCTCCTTTTAGAACTGCTATAACTAGAGCTAAAGGACCTTTATTTAAGTTTTTAACAGAGGGTTCGCTACAGAATACAACGGGTTCTAGGTCAAAACGACAAAAATTAGCTTCTACTAAAAAGGGCATTGAGAATTTCTTAACTGGTTCATTACTTGAAATTAGACCGATGTCTATAGATAAGCTTCAAGGATTAAGAACCGTCATGGCCACTGTTGATGAATGGCTATCTGGAGATGTTCGAGAAGATGTAATAGGCGCTATCGAGCAAGGTGCTTCCAAAGCTGAAGACTATTTAATTATTGCCACTAGTTCTGAAGGTACAGTTCGTAATGGCAGTGGCGATACTATCAAAATGGAATTAATGAAAATATTAAAAGGTGAATACAAAGCACCGCACATTTCGATTTGGTGGTACAAATTGGATAGTCCTGATGAAGTTGCCGATCCATATAATTGGATAAAGGCTAATCCGAATATTGGTAAGACGGTATCCTATGAAACGTATCAATTGGATGTAGAAAGAGCCGAAAAGAATCCTTCTGCACGTAATGATATTTTAGCTAAACGTTTTGGACTCCCAATGGAAGGCTATACATATTTCTTTACTTATGAAGAAACTCTTAAGCATAGACCAAGAGATTTTTGGCAGATGCAATGTTCTCTAGGTGCCGATTTATCTAGAGGAGATGACTTCTGTGCTTTTACGTTTTTATTTCCTCTTTCAAATGGAGCTTTTGGAATTAAAACAAAATGTTATATAACTTATCTAACATTACAAAAATTACCGGAAGCTTTAAGAATTAAGTACCAATCATTTATAGATGAAGGAAGTTTAATTATTATGGAAACTTCTGTTCTTAAGATGGAAGATGTATATGATGATTTAGATGATTACATAACTTCTTCAGAATATGATGTTACTAGTTTTGGCTATGACCCATATAATGCAAAAGAATTTGTAGAAAGATGGGAAAAAGAGAATGGGCCTTATGGAATTGAGAAAGTACCTCAAGGTGTAAAAACAGAGTCGGTTCCTTTAGGCGAATTAAAAACATATGCCGAAGAAAGAATGCTCTTATTCGATGAAGAAATTATGCAATTTTGTATGGGAAATGCGATTGTACAGATTGATACTAATGGAAATAGAAAACTATTAAAACGTCGGCATGAAGAAAAGATAGATAGCGTCTCAGCATTAATGGATGCGTATGTTGCTTATAAAGCACATGAGGATGACTTTGAATAGAGGTGATTTTTTGTATTATACAATGACCGAAAATTTTATAGCTCACCACGGCGTTAAAGGCCAAAGATGGGGCGTTAGAAGATACCAAAATCCAGATGGAACTTTGACTGATAAAGGCAGAAAGAAATATTCTAAGCAATTAGATAAGTCTATTAAAAAGAAAATGACTCAGGATCAATTAAATGAAAAATTTACAAAAGAAACTAAATCTTGGCTTAGTGATAAAGACAAAGAAAAAATAAAAAAATATGATAAAGAAAATCAAGAGCATTATAAAAAAATAAATAAAATAGAAAAAGAAAATTCTGCATATGAAAAAAGCATAGCGGATGCTATTATAAAAAGAGGCGGATATATAACTGAGGAAGAGGCAAATCGTCTTTATATTGGTGATAAAAAACTAAATGATGCTTATGATAAAATTATAAAAAATGATGCAGAAACATTTTCTTTAATAGACAAAGTAATAGATAAAAATTTAAACATCAAGAACATGAAGCGACTACAAAAAAAGAACTGGCGATGCTGGATTGTTTATAGAATCAATAATATATGCGAATGCTTTAAAATAAGGAGGAAATTAAAATGCCATCGATAAGAGATAGGATACAGCATGCGTGGAATGCGTTTGCTCAAAGAGATCCGCCTAAGTATGAGGGATATTCTAGCTACTATCGCCCCGATAGAGTAAAATTATCTCCTGCAAATTCTAAAACAATAATATCAGCTATATATAATAGAATAGCCATAGATGTAGCGGCAATTGTCATTCAACACGTACGTACAGATAACGACGGCAACTATGTTGAAACAATTAATTCTAAATTTAACAAATGCTTAAATATTCAAGCTAATATCGACCAGCCGGGACGAGCTTTTAGACAAGATATTGCTTTGTCGCTTGTGGATGAAGGCGCAATAGCTATAGTTCCTGTAGAAACATCCATAAGCCCGTCTGAAACAAGTTCTTTTGACATAGAAAATATGCGAGTTGGAAAAATAGTAGAATGGTATCCCGCCGATGTTAAAGTGAATCTTTATAATGAGAAAACTGGTAAAAGAGAAGACATTATGCTATCTAAAAACCACGTAGCTATTGTAGAGAATCCGTTTTATGCAATTATGAATGAACCAAATTCTACTTTAAAACGATTAAATCGAAAGTTAGCATTACTTGATCATTTAGATGAGCAAAATTCTAGCGGAAAATTAGATTTAATTGTTCAGCTTCCGTATATCGTTAAAACTCCAAAAAAGAAACAGCAGGCTGAAGCTAGAAGAAAAGACATAGAGACCCAATTGGCAGGTTCGAAGTATGGCATCGCTTATACTGATGGTACCGAGCGAATTACACAGCTTAATAGACCGGTTGAAAATAACTTACTTACTCAGGTTGAAAGTTTAACCAAACAACTTTACACTCAACTTAGTATAACAGAATCTATTCTAGATGGAAGCGCGGATGAGCAAACAAAATTAAATTATTACAACCAAACCATTGAGCCCATTGTTTCTGCCATAGTCGAAGCTATGAAATGTAAATTCTTAACAAAAACTGCTATGTCTCAAAATCAATCTATAATGTATTTCAGAGATCCATTTAGCTTAGTTCCTGCTAAAGAGCTCTCCGATATTGCTGATAGATTTACAAGAAATGAAATTCTTTCCTCTAATGAGTTCAGATCTATTATAGGGCGCAAGCCTTCTGATGATCCAAGAGCAAATGAGCTTAGAAACAAGAACATTAATGCTGGAAATGAAGAAACATTTGTTTCTGTAGACGACGAAACAGAAGAAGCGGGTGAGAAATATGAATAATGATTTTATAGCTCATCACGGCGTTAAAGGCCAAAGATGGGGCGTTAGAAGATACCAAAATCCAGATGGAACTTTGACTGCTAAAGGAAAGAAAAAATATCCATTAGCAAAGAAAGTAGCAAAGAAAGCAATATTTTTTACATTAGGAACCGCCGGTTCTTTAGCTCTATCAGTCGCTTTGAGTAAATATGTGGGAAGTAATCCCAAAGTATATAATAAAATGGGTAGAGTTTTATCCGGAAAATCAAAAGCTGAAAAAATGCTAGAAGATAGCGGCCCAGTTATTCTTAAAAATGGTAAAGAAGTTAGTGAAGAAGCTTTTGATGCATATTTAAAAGCAAAAGGATTATTATAAGGAGGAAATCAAAATGAAAGTAAAATATGACTTTAGTGGTTATGCTACACGTAACGACCTCCGTTGTTCAGATGGTGTAACCATTCGTCAGAATGCTTTTAAAGATAATGATGGTAAACGCGTTCCACTAGTATGGAGTCATAGACATGATTCTCCTGAAAATGTGTTAGGTCATGCTGATTTAGAAAATCGCGAAGACGGCGTTTATGCATATTGTAAATTTAATGATACCGAATTCGGTAAAAAGTCAAAACTTTTAGTTCAGCACGGAGATATTGATTCTCTTAGCATCTGGGCTAATAAATTAACACGCTCCGGTTCAGATATTTTACATGGTGATATTATTGAAGTAAGCCTTGTGTTATCTGGTGCAAATCCCGGAGCACATATTGATGTTCCTATTCTGCATGGTGAAGAATCTGAGACAGAGGCTACTATTTATACTGGCGAAACTTTCAGTCCTAAAGAGATAGAGATAGAACACTCAGATGAGGACGAGAAAGAAGAGCCTAAGGATAAAAAAGAGTCCGAAGACAAAGTAGAGCATGCAGATGGCAAAAGTGAAAAAACAGTTCAGGAAGTATATGATACTCTAAATGATGAGCAGAAAGCGCTTTTAGAGCTAATGGTTGCTCAAGCTTTAGATGAGTCCGAAGCTTCTGAAAAAGACAATAAGGAGGAAAACGACGAAATGAAACATAACGTATTCGATGTTGAAAAAGAGACTAATGAAAATACTATTAGTCATTCCGAAATGAAAGAAATTATTGCTGATGGCAAAAGACTTGGTTCTATGAAAGAATCATTCATTCAGCATGGCATTGAGGATATTGAGTGGCTTTTCCCTAAGCATAAGCTTTTGGATACACCTCCTCAGTGGATTAAAAGAGATGATGGTTGGGTAGCAGAAGTAATGAACGGTGTTAGTAAGACACCTTTTTCAAGAATCAGATCTCTGTTTGCTGATATCACAGCAGACGAAGCTCGTGCTAAAGGTTATGCTCTCGATAGAGATAATCCTAAGAGAAAGACTGAGGAAGTATTTACTCTTCTCAGGAGAAGAACTGGCCCGACAACAATTTATAAAAAGCAGAAACTCGATCGTGATGATGTAATCGATATTACAGATTTCGATGTAATCGCTTGGATTAAGGGCGAAATGAGAGGTATGCTTGAGGAGGAAATTGCTCGAGCTATTCTTGTTGGTGATGGAAGATCTACCGCATCCGATGACAAGATTGATGAGCTTTGCATTCGTCCTATTTGGAAAGACGATACGCTCTTCACAATCAACGCTACATTTGCAATGGCTGCAGATGATACTTCTGATAATAGAGCTAAGAAGTTCATTAATGCTGCTATTCGAGCAAGAAAAGATTACAAGGGATCTGGTAATCCTGTACTTTACTGCACAGAAGATATTCTTGCCGATATTCTTCTTCTCGAAGATCTCAATGGTAGAACAATTTATGAGAGCGTAGATCAGATTAAGACTAAACTCCGTGTTAGCAAGATTACAACAGTTCCGATTCTTGAGAATCAGACTCGTGAGGTTAGCGGCGTTAACCGTACACTCCACGGTATTATCGTTAATCTGAAAGACTATACCGTTGGCGCTGATAAGGGCGGAGCGGTTTCTATGTTTGAAGATTTCGATATTGATTACAATGCTCAGAAGTATCTTATCGAGACACGTTGCTCTGGTGCTCTTACAAAGCCGAAGTCAGCTATTGCTATCGAGTCTTATGCAGCAACAGAGTCTGATGACAATAACTCTTAATCATATAATTTATGGCTAAATTTTATGGAAAAGTCGGATATGTCGATACTATAGAAGTTTCCGATGGTGTGTTTAAAGAGACTGTCATCAAAGAACAAAACTATTACGGGGATCTTATTAGTAATCGAAAAAGATCTGAAAATGGAGAGAATTTAAACGATAACATTAATGTTAATAATTCAATAAGTATACTTGCTGATGCGTATGCTTATAACCATTTCTTTTTCATAAAATACGTTGAATGGATGGGGGCACTATGGAAAGTAACGGATGTTGAAGTTCAGCGCCCGCGCCTTATATTAAACATAGGAGGTTTATATAATGGCATCACAAAGTCGGACGAAACTTCATAAAATTCTGAAAGATACGTCAGGATTAGAGCGTGTTTACTTTCAGCCCCCTGCAACCATCAAAATGGAATATCCTTGTATAGTATATTCTTTAGTATCGAGAGATACAAAGTTTGCGGACAATCTTCCGTATTCAAATAAAAAGCGATATAAGATAATGTGTATGGATACAGACCCAGATTCGGAAATTGCTGATAAAATTGCAACTCTTCCGTATTGTATTACTGAAACCAGATACACAGTTGATAACTTATATCACGATGTATTGTATTTATATTTTTAATAAAGGAGAGAGAATAAATGTCAGGAAAATTAAAATGGGACCAGACTGGTGAAAGACTCTTTGAAACTGGTACCACTAATGGCGTTTTATATGTTCAGGCTAGCGATGGTAGTTATCCTGAGGGTGTAGTTTGGAATGGACTTACTGCGGTAACCGAGAGTCCTAGTGGCGCTGAAGCTAACGACATGTGGGCGGATAATATTAAGTATGGTTCACTTCGTTCAGCTGAAACATTTGGCGCAACAATTGAGGCATATACTTATCCCGATGAATTCGGTGCTTGCAATGGCGAAGGAGTTCTCGTTACGGGTACTGGCGGCAAAGCTGCTGTTAAGATTGGTCAGCAGAAGAGAAATCCGTTCGGTTTCTGCTATAGAACTGAAATTGGTAATGACACTGCTACTGAAGGCGATGATGGTTATAAACTTCATCTTATTTACAATGCGACAGCTTCTCCTTCAGAGAGAGCTTATACAACAGTAAACGATTCTCCTGAGGCTATCACATTCTCATGGGAAATTTCAACCACTCCTGTAGATGTTTCTGGATTTAAGCCCACAGCATCTCTTGAGATTGATAGTACAAAGCTTGCTGATTATCAGTTAAAGGCTATTGAAGATGTTCTTTATGGAAAGGATGCTAGCGGTAATGATGCTGCTACAACAGCTCGTCTTCCTCTTCCTGATGAGGTAAAGACGATTATCAATAACGCCACACCTCCCAGTCCTTGATGTGCTCGGCTTTGTTTAGTTGAGTTTTGTTTAGCCATGCCCCTGTGTTTAATTAAGCATGGGGGCTAAAATTAATTTTAAAGGAGATAAATAAAAATGATTACAAAGACAATAACTTATACAGACTATAATGGAGAGGAAAATACAGAGAAGTTTCTGTTTAATTTAACAAAAGCAGAACTTATGGAAATGCAGGTAAGTAAGAAAGGCGGAATGGATAAATTCATTGAGCGTATTATCGAAGAGAAAGACGCTAAGAATTTAGTAGGATATTTCAAAGAAATCATTCTTCTTTCTTATGGTATAAAATCTGATGATGGTAAAAGATTTATTAAAAACGACGAGGTTCGCGACGAGTTTGTACAGTCGCCCGCATATTCTGAATTATTTATGGAATTAGCAACAGATGCAGATAAAGCTGCCGAATTTATTAATGGCGTAATTCCTCAGAGTATGCTTAATGAAATCGAAAAAATGCAGGAAAAAGGAGAACTTCCTAAAACGGTTGCCCCGTCTAATAAATAAAGGGTGATTTTATGCTTGAACTCAAAATAGAAAAAATGAGTTTTTGGGATGAAGCTAATTGCGAGTTTGTAGATATAGAACCGTTTGTTCTCAAATTAGAGCATTCTTTGATATCGTTATCAAAATGGGAATCAAAATGGCATATGCCATTTATAAATAATAAAAATAAAACACCGGAGCAGACTTTGGATTATATAAGATGTATGACTTTAAATAAAAATTACATAAATCCTGTTATTTATAGATATATGAGCAAAGAGAATCTTGATAAGATTAATTCGTATATCGAAGACAGCATGACAGCTACATGGTTTAAACAGGGTTCAAAGTCTGCTTCCGTATCGAGACAAGTTCTTACTGCAGAATTAATATATTATTATATGGTTACATATGGAATACCATTTACTTGTGAAAAATGGCATATTAATCGACTTCTCACATTAATAAAAGTGTGTAATGAGAAGGACGAAGGTAATAGTAGAAAGATGAGTAAGAAAGAAATTATGTCTCAAAACCAAGCACTTAACGCTGCTAGAAAAAAACGCTTAAATACAAGGGGATGATATTTTGACTGAAAAAGAATTAAGAGAAAAACCAGTTAAATGGCTAAAAGGATTTTTAGGTGCTCCTAAGAGAGGGACTAAGCATCAAGAAATTTTAAATGTTTTTAATAACTCAGGTCTTTACACTAAGTATAAGATGACATTAAATGATCCTCATTGTGCGACCACCGTATCAGCAGCTTTTATAGCAACGAAATTAACTTCAATCTTTCCTTGTATATCATGCTCTTGCGGAGAAATGATAGAGAAAGCTAAAAAGGCTGGAATTTGGGAAGAAAGAGATAATTATGTTCCTAAAGTAGGCGATGTAATTCTGTATGATTGGGATGATAATGGAAAAGGCGACGATAAAGGAGCGCCCGAACATGTTGGAATTGCCGCTGAAATACTAAATGGAAAGAAGTTTGCTGTTTATGAAGGGAATACAGTTAATTATGCAGCTGGCACAAGAACTATGGAAGTTAATGGCCGTTACATAAGAGGCTACATTCTTCCGAATTATAAAAGTCTAGCAACAAAAGAACTTCCAATATTAGAAAAGAAAGGCTATAAGTTGGGTGATAAAACGAGAGGCGTATTTGCTTTCAAAGAGCTACTCTTAATCGCTCACAAATTAGGAATAGTTTCTAATAAAGTTGATGAGAATGCCACATTTGGAAAAGGAACAGAGAAAGCTGTTAATAAACTTTTGAAAAATGCTGGATATCGTCAAAATGGAATTGCTGGTAAAAAATTAGAAAAGTATTTAGCTAAACTTATAAAGAAGAAATTATGAGTATTGAGGTTAAAGGTAATTTTGATAAAACAAAAGCGTTTTTTGATAATTACCTAACAGAGCGAGCTAATTATATTTGGCTTTTAAAAAAGTATGGAGAAGAAGGAGTAAGAGCCTTATCTGCTGCAACTCCAAAAGATACTGGTGAAACTTCTTCTTCTTGGTATTATGAAATAGAACAGAAAAAAGATAGATATGTAATATATTGGAAAAATAATCATATGGCAGGAAATTCGACGATTCCTTTAGCATTACTTATACAGTATGGACATGGCACTAGAAATGGCGGCTATGTTGAAGGAATAGACTATATAAATCCTGTTTTAAAACCAATAGTCGAAAAGATGTCTAATGAGATATGGAGGGATTTAACTAAATGAGTAGCATCGATGAGCGCGTAGTTAAAATGACGTTTGATAATGATCGATTCGAAGCTGGCGTAAAACAAAGTATGAAATCTCTCCAAGCTTTAAATAAAAGTACCGATGACTTGGGAAATGCTTCGGAAAATTTAAAAGCTTTCGAAAGAATTGGAAATAGTTTATCTTTATCGGGATTAGAAAATTCCATTATAGCAATAGAAAAAAGATTTTCTACATTAGGCATAGCTGGAATGACAGCTATACAAAACATTACAACCTCAGCCATGGTTACTGGCAAAAAAATAGCAAATTCTATAACTAGTCCTATTATTGAGGGCGGTAAAGTA